TTATCCGACATGCAGGCCTTCCTCGAGCACCGCGATTGCGTCGTTGTGCCACGCAATGAACGAATCGGTCCTGGTCGGCGAATGCGTGCGCAGGTTCCAGCGATTCTTCGACGTTTCGTAGACACCACCAGCGTTGAAAGCTGCCTGTGCAAGCACCGGGTCGACATCGCCGCGGCGGTCCGCCTGATAGCGGATGTAGGCGACGCCCAGCATGATGCTGACCTCGGGGCAGAACAGGTCAGGGATACCGATCTCGCGGCCGTAGAGTCCGAACTTTCGTTCCATTGCATTCGCGGTCGATACAAGCGTCTGCATCAGCCCGGCCGAATGCTCACCGAGCCGCTCTTCCCAGCGCTTCGAGCGCTCTTCAAAATAGAGCCCGTCACGCCTCACCGCTTCCTTGGCAATCATTGCCATGATGGTCGCCTTTGGAATCCTGAACCGGCACGACGTTGCATCGATGACGATTCCGTGGCAGTCGAGGAGCAACTCCATCGATGCGGGTTCGCCTCTCGTGCGCGGGACGCCTTCGCCCTCGACTTCAATGCTTCCGTCTTCGAGGATGCGCCAGCCGTGGCCGCCTTTGTGTCGTCTAAAAGTCATTTTTTCGCCAAATCGGATTTGAGGGTGCCAGGCTTCGGTCGATATTTCTTCGTGCGAAACTTCTTCTTCACCGAGACCTTATCGGGCCGCACTTGGTAGGCATCGTCTTTAACCTTGCGATAGGCATGGCGCTCGCCACGCACTTCGTCCTGCCGCACGGCAGAGAGATAGCCCTCGATCTCTTCGCCAGCATCACGACCTTTCTCGATGAACATGCGCTCGGGCTGTCCAAACAGCGCCTCTGTGCCAATCAACTCGATCTCTTTCATGGTGCACTCGTTTTGTAAGGGTGGCCGCCGGGAAGCTCAGATGTCAGTCCCCACTTGTGGGCGAGGTAGCCCTCGATTCTTTGGCGGACGTCCGCTGTAATCTCGGAAGTCTCGACGACGATGCGCTCGCCCCACGAGCCGGCGAATCGAAATAGGGAGTTCGAAAACCAGAACGGCACGATGGCTGGAATTCCCGAAAGGTCCAGGTTGGCAACCTCTTCGATTGCCCCGGTCGATCCCGACGCCCGCACCGCTGCGTGGAGGTCGCCGCGCGTGGGCGTCGAAAGAGCCGTCGCATTAATTCGATAGGTAGGCGAGCCCATGCCAGCATCGACAGTCGCAGATGCCCCACCGCCCTGATGCAGACCGAAATAATTCGACCCACCACCGTCGTTGCCGACGATGTAGGTCCCGTCTTCGGTGTCATCTCGCAACACAAGGAACACCGAGCAATCTGCCGGGCCGGATGATGCCAGTCGTAGTTTCGAAGTTGGCTGACTGGCGAGTGGGTCGGGCTCGACCGAGTCCATGCTCTCGATGGAGTTGAAGGTCTCAAGCTCGAGATAGTTGCTCGCGTCGTTGTCCGCGATCACGAGGTCTCGGCCATTGCCCGACTTGTCGGCAAGGCCCTCGAGCTTCGAGCTGACAACCGTGCGGTTGCTCGAGTCGCTCGGGTCCCACCAGGCCCACGTGGTGATCTCCGCGGGGCTCCAATTCGCGCTGTCGGCCAACTCGGTCGCAATCGCACCGAGTGCCAGTGTGTTCCTGAAGGTGACGTCGCCGTAGGCCAGCGTATTCTTAAAAGTGACGTCGCCGAGCTCGAGAAGGTTGTCGCTCACGAAATGGACTCCGTGATCGTAAGAATGCCGCACTGAATGTTCACATCGTCGTTTGTGTCGGTGACCGCGATTTCGTAGATGTACGAGCCCGGCGCAATGTCGGTATCGGCGGGAAGCAGACTGATAGTGAGGTCAGTGCTACCTGCCCCAGAAACCTCGAACTGAGACGCTTGCGCCGACTCGTCGATGTCGATGCCGTTGGTGGTTTCGCCGCGCAGGCGCGCATTGAATTCAATCTTGGCGGCACTGATGTCGACATCGTACGTCGCCGTGATATTCAGGCTTTCGCCCTGCTTGATTTTTTTGTTCATCAGTATCCTCATGACACGGTTCCCTCGGAAAGCCTCGCGCAATCTGCATCAGAAAGCGCAACATTGAACGCGTACGGGCCGGCAGATTTCGGAATCGGTGAGCCGATGTAGTACGAGCTTGCCCAGCGGAAATCTTGAGCCGATGAATCGGACAGGGCGACAGATGAGATGCTCGCGGAACCTTGACTTGTGCCGTCGATCCACATCTCCATCTCTTCGGTGCTCCAGTCCACGCGGCACACCATGGCGTGCCACGCGCTATCCAGGAATCCGGAGGCTGTCACACGTGCCAGATTGGACCCGTCAAAGAGGTCGAATCGAATCGTGTTGGCGGATGATTGGGTGTAGGCGGTGCATCGTTCCGAGCCTCCGACGGACTTGCCCCAGATGCCATCAGCTCCACCGACTGAGCCCTGAAACCAGATCAAAACTGTGAACGAATCACTTCCGGTGTCGAGCGTGTCCGGAGTCTCCAGGCGACCGCCTCCACTGTGGTCTACAGAATGCAGCAATCCTGAGTCTGCAGGCGGTGTTTGCTCGAGCGAGACCGTTCCAACGATGCTTCCATTTGAACCTGTGCCCACGTTCTCGATAGGCGCCGATGCATCCCATGTTGGATGATGAATGATGCAGTCTGCCTCGATTCCAATCTCATCGGTGACCACCTCACAGAAATGATGTCCCTCGGTAGGAACGTCGCTGTCTGGCGAGGTGATGCACTCGGTCGCGACAGGAGTCGCCACTAAATCCGGCGCATCCACATCGCCCAGGTCAACTGTCTCGCGAGCCTGAACCACAATCACAATGGACTGCGAGTCTTCATTGGACGACCCATCCGTCACCTTCAGCACGCCGTCGTATGTGCCCAGCGTGACGTTCGTATCGGTGTCAGCCAGAACCACATCAACATTGCCCTCCGAATCCACCGTGAAATTCGACGGATCGCCTGCGTAATCGATGTCGATCTCTTTCGAGCCACCGCGCCTGGTCGCATCGAACTCAATCGTTGCGCCCTCGACGTCGACCGGATAGCTCGCCGAGATGGTCAACGGCTCCGACTGCGAGATGATGACGACGACCGGCGGCGAGGACACGACCGCGCTCGTCGACTCGACCATCTCGAGAATGCTGCCGAGCACTTGTATCTCGAGGCCGATGCGCATCCACTCCGCGCGCGATTTGAACTCCATCGAAGACGACGGCTTCAAAACGACGTTCGGAAAATACAGGTCGTACCCGGTGCCCTGGGTCGGGTCGGAGATGAAGCGAAGCTGACCCCGAACGACTTTTTGGGGTCCGACTGTCAGAACGCGCGTGCCTTCAGCTTCGTAGTCGACGTCGACCGACGAGTAACCATCGACCAAGAATTGAATGCGACCACGCTGAAGGTCTAGTTGATAGTCCACACCCTCAGTGAGTTCTCCGGGGCTCGTCATGATGGACACGCTCGAAACACTCACCGGTTGTGGATGCTCGACAATCTGAAACCACTCGCCAGCATTCGGACTGGTGATCGTTTTGGTTCCCGATGCGCTGGCCACGTCCTCGGTGTCGAGCTCGCCGAAGTAGAGGCCCAGGTTTTTCTCGATGATGTCGCTTGTCCCGATCGTGAGCGTGCGCTCGACCGACACAACCTCTTCATCTTCGGTATGCGCCGGACCGTCTACCGAGCTTTTCCGCTTCACCGTCTCCTGAACGGTGTTCAGCGTAAGCTGGTCCGTCTCGATGATAGGCCGCTCGGGTCCTCCGTCGCTGGTGGAAAAGTACACCACACCCGCACCGAGTATGTGGTTCCCCGGACGATGAAATGTGTCGTTCGGCACGGTCATGGATTACCTCTCCAGGTGAAGAACTGCAGGCTGCCACGACGGCACCACATTTGTGTCGGTGTCGTATTCATCGAGCGCATTGGCGACGACCACAAAATAGAGCTCGTCGTACGGCCCACCGTCGATTTCCTCTTGGTTGGCGGTGTATTCAAAAAGGCCCGAAGAATCGGGTGCCAGAATTCGAAGAAGCGTGGGCGGTGAGGCGGTCGCCTGAAAGACCCAGCACTCCAAGGTCTGCGTGACATCGAACTCCCAATCGTCGATTTCGGTTTCGATGCGCATGCTCGGCGGCAGCGCTGAGCAGGTGAGCTCACGCGTGCGTCGGGTCGCTTTGCTTGTTTGAATCTCAACCGACGAGGCTTTTTCCTCGAGCTTGGTCGAGCCCACAAGCGGACGCATCGACCGGGTGATCGGACGCGCGTTCGAGTTCGTCTCCGAATCTTTGGCGAGCGCCACAATTTCAGGCGTGATGTCGTCCCATGCCAGTCGCTCGCGGGTCTGGGTCGACACCCGGCAATCGTTGGTGATGATGTCGACCGAGGAGGTGAGAAGCGATTCCACACGGCGCACCCTTCCGGCCGCAAAGTTGAACGCAGATTCGTCGACCCCCGCATCGAACCACGCGCTCGAAAGCCAGGTCGCGTCGTCGACTTCTGTCACGGGGATGTTCCCGATAATCAACGCGGTCTGCGTGTTCACCGTCAGTTGCGGCACCGTGTCGAAAAGACCGGGAAGCGCCAGCGCTGTGTCGCCGTCGATGACTTCAACGATCAACCAGAATTGCTCGATCTCTTCGTCGAGGTGGGTGTAGTCGTACTCGCGCGTCGGCGGGCCGGCGTCGTCGAGGTCAATCGACAGGTCCGCCAGCGTTGGCTCAGCCACAACCCGCACGACATCGCCGAGACCCACCGAACCCGAGTGCTCGAATTCAATCAGTGTTTCGGTCGTCTCAAGGTCGCGCTGGTTGTTGATGGCGGTGATTTCGAGAGAGCCACAAAATCCGGTAGCGAGACTTTGCCTGATGAGCCCGTTGGTGTCGGGGTCCTGCTCGAGCAAACGATAAGCCCGGTGGTCCCACCTCACGCTGCCACTTTCTTCGGGACGTGATGTCATGGCCATGATGCGCGATTCGAATGTGGTCCCGCCTTCGGCCGCAACTCGGGTAAAAATCGATTCATCGCCATCGAGGTATGCCCACAACCACATCGGAATTTCATCGAAAATCGGACTTGCCTCAATGGGGTCGTCGAACCCTGAATCGTCGCCTCCGTCTTCGGGCTCGCCCTGCCATTCCTCCCGCTCGCGGAACACGTCTTCAATGGCCTCGATGCGGGTCGTGGGGTCCGTCCCGCTCCCAAGCGAGATGTTGACCACGCGAAACACCTTGTCGACGTCGCTCGCCCATTCGGACCACTGGAACCTGAAGGGATCTCCGCGGCGAAGGTCTTCCGCATCTGAGGCATGCACCACGATGTCTATCGTCGCGCGAGCTCGTGTGATGCCTCGCAGGTCTCGGTGCGCAATCTTTCGCACGGTCTCGCGCGCAACCACGCCCGGGTATTTCAGCGTCTCGAAGACAACGCGACCGCCTCGCATCAAGACCGCCGCCTGGTCGTGAATCGAGTACGTCAGCTCGCGCATCTCCTCCATGTCGAAGTAGAGGATATGCATCGATGTCGGCAGGTCGTCATTGGACGGCGTGACGTAATCTTCGACCGAGACGACATTCGATTCATCGAACACAGAAAGCGCGCTGAGCGTCCAATCCTCACGAATGGGGCTGAACTTCCAGGCCGCTTCCGCCTCGTCGTAGAACACAACCGAATCCGTGGTCCGCTCGACTTCGCGAATCAGCTCGCCGTGCTCACTCTCGGAATTCCACACCATCGACATGCCGAGACCCTCATCGGCAAAGAGGTCGGCGGCTGCCTCGAAGCTGGTCGAGTCGATGCTCGCGGTGTCGACGCCAATGCCCCACACGCGATCGGTCAAAATCTCGTGCACGATGTGCGCAGGGTTCATGTCGTTCCAGCCCGCGTTCACCGTGATCTTCGCTTTCGATGGATACCACTGCGTGTCATCGTAGCCGCGGCGGTCGATGCGCTGCACGAGAAAGCGCCACGGGCGAAACACACTTCGTGTGCCGTGGTAGAAGGGCGAGCCGGGATTGCCGATTTCCTCGAGCCCTGTATCGCCGCCGCCGAAAAGTATGGCCGTCGTCAGGCCTCGAAGGTTTCCCCCCTCCGACTTACTCCACTGCGCATTGATAGCTTCTGGAAGAATGTTGTCCGGCCCACCGTCATCGAACCCAACCTGGCCTGAGATACCGTCGCCGGGGTAGCCGCGAGAATCTACGCTACCCGAAGAACCCGAGGTGATTTGGATGGGCACAACCCCTTCGCCTACGAAGAGCTCCGGCTTGTGAATCGTAATCTTGTCCTCGCCCCGGCCGGTGAATCCATCGGGGGTGAGGTCTGCCGCATCTGAGACTGCGCGGCTCAAATCGCCCGCCACAGGAATCCCGTCGACGTCGATGCGCGCAATCAGGTCGGCGTGCCCTGCGCAAATCCCGAAAATCAGGTTCGCTCGAAATCGCCAGGCGGCATCTGTTTTCGTAATGATGCTGTCAAGCGTTGTCAGAACAGGATCTGTCTCGAGCTTGTGCCGCTCGTAGCTGACGCCGAAGTCCCCGATGTGCACGACGTTCGGGTTGGAGATCGGGTAGGTTCCGAACACGATGGGAACAGGCTCCGATTCGGTCACGGTCGGAATCGACTTGGCCGGGTCGAACTGGGGCGGCTCGCGACGTGGAGCCTCGGGTGTGGTGGCCATCGCATAGCTCACCGCCGCACTGATAAGCGCCACCCCGATATTGACTGCAATTGCTACCCAGACCATTAGTCGAGCTCCTCGGTGAATGGGTTCTTTTTGGCAACTCGATTGAACCCACCGAAATTGGCGATGTTGCTGAACTTGTTGGAGCAATCATCGATGGAGTGTTTGCACCCCGGAAATGCCTTGAGTTGCATGCCGTTGGTGATGTCGAACGGAAATGGAGCGACGAGCCGAACGAAAGCCTCACCGGGTGCCGAGAGCACAGCCTGGTCGAAATGAACCACGATCTGACGCGCATACCACTGGCCGTCGTATTTCACTTCAACCGTCCCGCCCCCAAGGTAGTTATCCCCAAGGTTTTCAAACGCGGAGCTGAAAATGTAGTCCTGATAATTGTAGGGTGTCGGGTCGCCGCCTACGGATATAAAGCCCGGCTCGACGAACGACCCCTTATTGAGGGTGCAGCCCGGCCCATAAAGGTCATGGCGGCACATGCGCTGATATCTGATTTTCGGGCCGGTTTGTGTGAGTCTCGCCTGCGGGTTTCGAACCGTGAATTCACACCGGACGCCCTGATGGCTGGCTCCCGAAATGTGTCCGCGGTCGATAATCTTGGACGCGCTCGACACCGAAACAGTACTCACACCCACACTGAAGTCCTGGCTCCGCCATGCGGTCACGCGCACGGGGTGCTCCGGTGCATTCGGAACCCACAGCCCTGCCAGCGAATGACTGGCAGGAATCACGATCCCAACCTCTTCACGCTCGGCCGATTGCGAGCGCTCGATTTCTCCGCGGCTGGTTGCAAGTGGGCTATAGCTCTCCCCGTCGTAGCTCGTGGGAAGGTCCGCCGTCGAAATACGACCGACTGTCGACCAGTTGCCGTCGATGTCGCGTTGCTCAAAATGAAAGAATTCGATGCGCTGTGTCATTCAGACCCCCGGCCAGGACGAAGGAAACTGAAGCGGGTAAAACTCGAGCTCGATGTTTGCGGTGTCGGTCGAGGTCCACTCGATGGAGTGTGTGTCGTTGGCGAGTCTCGAGTAAACCAGCCAATCCACAGAGACTGGCGCCGTGGAGCCAAAAGCCGGATAGGCATTCAAAAGCCAGTACTCGCCGCTTCCGATGGGAAGACTCGGGTGCGAGTCATCACCAATGTCGCCGATGGTGTGATAGCTGCGGGTGCCATCGGCGTAGTGGCCTACGACTGCAAAGCGCGCATCCGGGAGCGTGTCGACCCAGCCCGTGTCGGAAATGACCCAGAAGTTCGTGCCGGAGTCTTCCGCGACTTCCTGAAATCCGAGGTCGTGCCCGGCCGGCACAAAGAACGAACCATATCGACCGCGCTGCCGGTACAGGAATCGACGCATCGACCAGATTTCCTCGCGGCCGATGAGCACGATCGTTTTGCGGATGGATGTGCGTGGAATCCCATCGACGTCGAAGAAGTCGATGTCTCCGAGGCCGGGGTCGAACTGCTCGACGCGCACGGCCAACGACTCGCCCTGGTCAGTCGCATCGCGCCAGAACACCTCGACATCATCGGCACCACTGACCGGCTCGAAGGTCTCGAGATTGGAATCGCGCGTCAGCGTCAAGTCGTCTTCATCGCCGTACCAGCGGGTCGAGTCGGTCTGAATCCACTCGGCCTCAGCCGTTCTGAGAAACGACGAGCGAACGGCGAGCTCCATTGGGCCGGCGAGACGAGCATTAATGAGAGGGTAGACGACATCGCCGAGCGTGAATGTGACAGGGTTATCGAAAGACAGCCAATCAGGCTGACTGGGCGTGGCCTCTTCAATCTGCACGGTGCCGTCAGCGCTCACAATCGCCACGTCGCCAGCATCAAAGCCGTAGAAGTCGGAATTCTGTGCAAGGGTGAGAACTTCGGGGGCGATCTGTGCAGTCGGCTTGGTCGCACCCGGTAGAAATTTAATCTGCCCCTGCGTCTCGGAGTCGTGAAGTTCGCCGTCCTTTTTCACACCGACGTGCATGCCCGTACGCACCGTCCGCCGTGGCGAGTTTCGAAGCGCAATCCGCTCTTCGGACTCACCATCGCGAGCTCGCTTGACGTCAGTTCGCCATTGCAGCGTTTCAATAAAGCTCGAGGACCAATCGTGTAGGTCGTTAATCATCGGCGACCCCCGAACCTACGAACAATGTTCTGGATGATTCGCTCGCCGGGGCGGCTTGTGAGAAAAGACTCGAACGCCTCTTCGCTGACGAAGTTCGCAACCGTCACAGGAGAGGCGCTACCCGAGCTCGCCATGCCGCCCTGGGCGAATTTCTGGGGGCCGGTCATGCGGTTGATGCGGTCCATGTATTCGACGCCGTGGTGGCGAACTGCATCAGCTCGAACGACGTACTCACCATCCGAAAGGCGCGCGGGAATCGAATCACTGGTGGATGTGCCCGGACCTCGAACAAGACCACCAGCAGCGAACCCAGCACCGAGGTCCAACTTCGCCACACCCGCTGTCGGATTGAAGAGTTGCTGCAGAAATCCAGCGGCGGCGGCCTCAAACGCCATCTGCCCAATCGCCCTGGCAAAGTTCCCAACCATCTGTTCGACCGACTGATCGAATGGACGAAAGAGCGCGCTTTCAAACCGCTGAAAGAGCGACTGCGCGGCGCCCTTGCCGAGATCCTTCATCGAGTCGCTGAAGGTGCTCACTTTCTCGTTCGACTCTTCGAACTTAACGTTGGTTTCCGATGCCTGCTCTTGAAGCCTCTTCAGTCGGTCTTTCGCCTGCTCCATCGCACGATTGTAGGTGTTCGCGCTGATCGCACCGAAATCGTGAAGCTTTGCGAGCTGCTCAATTTCCGCGCGGTACTTTTCGATAGGCGTGCGAGTCGCCTCAAAAACCCGCTGACCGTCACGCTCCATCGTTTCGTGATAACGGTCAATGACATCCTGGGCGTCTTCAAAGGCGCTGTTGACCACGCCGAGGGCCTCGGCCAGATCCCGTTGCTCTTCCCGATACCTTCGGACAGCTTCTTCGGCGTCTTCGATGGCGCGATTAACGATCGCCTGAGCTTCGCCCAGAAGGTCGATTTCCTCCCTGGGGTCGTGAGCCGCATCTCCGATGCGCTTGAGCTCACGATCCGCAGTGTCTGCACCGTCCTTGTAGATGTTCTCGAGATTGTTGCCAACGCTGAAGAGGACGGATTCAACATCATCACCAAAGCTTGACCAGAGGTTGTTAAGTCGGCCCAGCCCAATCCTTGTGATGTCTTGCTGTCGCTGCCTCGACTCCATGAAGACTTTGTCGATGCGGCCCTGGCCGTACACGAATGCATCAAAACCCTTGCGCAGCCCTCGCATCATCTCAGTGATGCGATCCATGGTGCCGTCCACACCTACCGACATCGATGCGAAAATCATCCCGACTGTTTTTGCTGACAGCAGGAGTGTGCCACGTACCCCTTCCACGATGCTGAGCGACTGACGAAACGCATCAGTCATCCCATCGGTGCTCGACTCGACATTCTTCGATTCGTTGTCGACCTGAACCAGTCCCTCGGCATAGCGGGTCAGCACTGGAACCAACTCACCAGTCACCTGTCGAAAGAGCCCCTCTTGCGCCAACTTCAGTTTCTGAAGGTCCTGCTCGAATCGGATGGCAGCCCGGCCGGTTTTCTCGTCAAAGGTCAGTCCGAGACGGTCGGCCTCCTTGCGCATGTCCTCGAGCCCGTCGCGCCCCTCGAGCAAAAACGGCAGAAGCTTCTGCCCGCCGTCATCGCCGAACGCTTCCATCGCGAGCGCTGTTGCTTCAGTGCTTGGGCCGAGCCTTTCGATCTTCTCCGCGAAGTCGCCGACCACATCGATGATCGGGCGGAAGTTTCCTTCGGCGTCCCGAAACTCGATTCTCATATCCTTCAGGACATCGTGACCATTGCGGCCCTTGTTCGCGAGATCACCGAATGCCTGGCTGATTTCCTTGATGTCCGTGCCGGCCATCTGGGCCGCGAGTTGAAGGCCGCCCATATCTTCGGCGAGAAGGCCTGTCGAATCGGCGAGGCGCTGCAATCGCGCGGTCTCGCTATTCGCCTGCACACCCATTGCGGCGAACCCGACGACTACACCACCGGCCGCCGCACCCACGATATTGAGCGAGCGTCTGGCCTTCTGCGCGAAGCCGCGAATCCCTTTGCGCGACTTGGTCAACTCCTTGTGGAGATCGGAGCCGTCCGCACGCAGCCTGTACACGAGGTCCATGATTTCAGCCATGGTGGCCCCCGAAGCTCATGTCCGGAATGAAGTCGGTGATTTGTGGTGGGCGCTGACCCTTCTTGCAATAGATGGTCGACAGAAGGCGCATCAGTGAGGCGTACTGGAACCAGACGGCGTCATCCGAAAGCCGGCGCTTCATGAAGTACGCTTGCCAGTACTCCAACTCCCGGTCTTTCAGATTCTCGTCCAACTGTTTCAGTGTCATGCCCAGCTCCCGTGCGAGATCCATGCGGAACACGAGCCCTGGGTCCTTGGCTAGTTTCCCAGAGCCCTTGCGACTTCCGGCCCGCCTCGGCTGAATGCGAGGACGTACTTGATGACCGCCTCGGCTTTGTATGAGGCCATCTCTTCGAGCCAGGCCTCGATGTCTTTCGGGTCCTCGTCGATGGAGAGTTCCAGAATCTTCAGAACCGCGCCTTCCTTCGCATCGTCGGGCGAGTCAGAATCCATGTCCGCCACGAAGTCTTCGATCTCACCTTTGGTCAGCGCACGCATGCGGACAGTGCCCACGTTGGGGATGTCCTCGTTTCCGTACTCCGGCTTGCAGTCTGGCAATGCCATGGTCTACTCCTTACGCGCCGCTTAGCTCGCGACCGCTTTCTTGACGATGATGACGCTTTCCGAGCCGTCTTCAGGTTTGAGAATCGTTCCCACCATCGGGACTTCCGTGTATGTGTCACGAGACTTGAGGCTAATCGGTCCATTCGGGCCGAAGTCGACGCGAGGGAAAATGTACGTCCGGTCATCACCGCGCGTGTTGTCCGAGATGAACTTCATTGCGCAGATGGTCGATGCGGAGTTCTCCGAGGTCACCACTTTCTTGGTCGTCGAGGCAGTCACGTCATACGTGACGCGAATGTCATCTCCCTCAGAAACGTTCGTAGCCGATGCGAGGATCTTGATGTTCCCCTCAGTCAGGTCGACTTGATAATCAGTCCCCTCAACCAACGAAACCGGAGTGCCGTCTGGGTCCTCTTCGATGCTGACGCTTGCAACCAGACGATAGCCCTGCGCCGGTGCCGCAGTGATGCTTGTCCCCAGTGAATAGATTGCGCCAAGCTTGATACTCGCGAAATCCTCTTCCTGTGCAGACACGCTAGATTGCGACTCTTCCGACGCAGTACCGCCAAAGAAGAGTTCGAGCGCCATCTGGCTGATATCACGAATCGAGGTGTTCAGGCTTCTGTCGATGGAGGTGATCGGGTCTTCCAGCGTTTGTGACTGTGGACCATCAACCGACATCAACTCTTGCTTGGTAACCTCATTCGTCAACTCGGCATCAGGCGTTTCCGCCAAATACCACCACTCGTCCTCGCCCTCTCTTTGGAAAAGGAAGTACCCGGCTCCGAGTGTCCAGTTCCCTGCCTCGTCCAGCTGATAAACGTCACTCAT